GCTTGGGGATCTCGGCCTTGCCGCCCTTGAACCAGGAGAGCACGGGCTTTGCGTCGGGTTCGGGCGTTGCGGGGATGTCCTCGCCCTCGAAGGCAAAGATCACTTCGGGAGGAACAGCCCAGACAAACGCTGCACCGATGGCGAAAAGAAAAGCGGTTTGGAGTAACATAGCCGTTTGACGCGCTCCGCGTTGAAGCACCTCAAGGCGTTCTGTCGCTCGTAAATGACGCGGGCAAGCGGAAACGGTTCACACCGCCAAAACTCCGCGAGGTCGCCCGCTGCGAGGTAAACCATCCACGCATCCCATTCCCCGCGGGGGAACACGTGCCACGGGTTGACGAGCTCTTCCCGCGGCGCGTCGTGTCGCACGGGGCGCGCCATCACGAACGCGGTCGGCGTGCTGTGAACGTAGCCGTTGAGCAGGTGCGCCTCCAGATCCTCGCGGAACGTCCGGGCGCAGTCCTCGCGCTGGTAGACGGCCGCAGCCAACTCCACCGGAGTCATCGCAACACGCGGGCCGCGCCCCGGTATCCCGTCAACACGCGGGCGGGCCCGGTGTTCGGCCTGCGCGCGATGGCGGAGCGATCCACAACCAAGCCGTGTTTGATCGCCTGATGGCTCAGGCTAAACGCATCCGAGAAATGCGAAGCCCAGTCATGCACGGGCACGTCTTTGATGGTCACCCCGTCGCGTTCCTCTTTGGCGTGGTATGCGTCGAGCGCTTCGATGCCGTCCCCGCATCCGCTGGCGTTGAAAAACGTGCGCGGGAATGCGTCCTGGGCGAGGTTGATCCCGTCCCACACGGAATGTTGACGGGGCACGGCCACCACGTTGGAGAGCCCGGCGACGCCCAGCGCATCCTCCCAGAGCCCGCCATTCTGCGCGGACGCGTCGTGAGGGATGAAATGCGCCCCGTAGGCGTAGAGCTTGGCCTTGAGGCAGCCAGCCCAATCGGCCGGGGTCTTGCGCGTCTCTCCGCCGGAGAGCGACTCCAGGTAGTTGATCCGATCCCCCACAAGCTGCCAGATCCACAGCTTCTGATTCTGCGGCGCGCCCACGTCCCAAGACGTGTAGACCGGCAACTCTTTGAACCACATCACATCCTCGCTCACCCTGCGGGCGGCGCGCGCGGCCTCAAGCTGGCTCGCGTAGATCGCCCCGGGGCGGCCCACGGCGAAAGAACACTCGTATTCCTGGGCGAATGTGTGCGGAGGCGTCCCGTGCCGGATGTCCGAAAGCTCCGACGCAGGCAGAATCCCCGACTCGCTCGCCCGGAGCAGGAGCGTGAACCAAGCCGGATCTTTGAGCGCCTCGCTCCAGAGTCGCCAGAATTGATTCCGCCCCTTCGGGGTCGAAATGAACGTCGCCCATCCGGTGTAATCGCTCAGGCAGGGGCGAATGACCGCGTGCCACGCGGCCGGGTCGATGTCGGCGTATTCGTCGATGACTACGCCGTCGAAATAAAGCCCGCGCATCCGCTCGTATGAGTCGCCCGAATAAAGCCGGATCGACGCCCCGTTGGGCAGCGTCACCAGCAGGTCGGCCTCGTTGATCCGCACCCCCGGAATCTGCCCCAGAAATTGCTTGATGTAGCTCCAAGCGATGTCTTTGGCCTGGTCACGCGTGGGGGCGACGTAGGCGTAACGCAAGGGCGGCCCGGGGCGTGTGTGAGTCAGCGCCCGAAGGATCAGGTCTTGGATGCAACAGAACGTCTTGCCGCCCCGGCGGTGAACCACCATACACGCCCAGCGCTGCGAGCGTTGCAGGTAAGCCCGGAACTGTTCCCGGGGTTCGATCTCAACCGTGATTCGGGCCACTGCGTCCCCCGATTTTCACCACGATGTCCACCTCGCCCGCGTGCTCAACCTCGACCTTTTCGCCGTATTTCTTCGGGGCGATCTTGCTCGCAGCCCACTTGAGCGCATCCATCCGGAGCCGCCCGAGTTGCGCGTCTGTCGATGTCCTCGACTCGGCGACGATCATCTCCGCGAACGTGTCGGCCTGTTTGGCCCGCGCGCGGGTGTAGTCGTCTCTCAGTTGCGGCGACTCCTCGACCATCCGGTAAATCGTGGCCTTGGACGGCATCCCCTTTTTCGCGCAAATCTCGATCAGCGTCTTTCCCTCGGCGAGCTGGCGGAACACCTCGTCGAGCGTCTCGCTCGGGATGTCGTTTCGCATGAGTCGCTTGGCCATGCCCCAATGTCCTGTCACCGCTTTTGCAGTTGTCCAGTCCTGTTTTTTGGGTAGGGCAGAAAGGCCAAGGGACATAACTAACCCCCCCTACGGGGGGGGTTATGTCCTTTTGTCCCCAACAAACAAAAGGGACATTTGTCCTTTTTGCCCCTTTTGTCCCCAGTGTCATTTTCTTGCCCTCCATTCACCGGGTTCAGCCTTCGATTCCTCAATCATTTTGAGGTCTTTCGCCTGCTGCCATTTCCTCCGAAACGTTCGATCGACCCACCCAGCTAAAACGGCTCGCTTCATCATTTCTGAGTAAGTCATCTGCTCCTGCCCAAGTAGCTTGAGAAGTTTTTCAACCGACCACACCTCAGAGCGTCCGTTTCTCTTCGGCTCCTCATTCGGCACATCCCCCGGATCTGCATTGCGCCAGCAGATTGCCCCGGGTTCCTTGCTGTGGGCGATCGCACGCGCGTAGATCCGTTCCCCCTCTTCGCCCACCCAACCGGCCCGGGCGCCGCGTTTGCCGAGAACAAGCTGGAAAACCTCATGCGACCCCAGCCCGCGAACGGCCACCACGGCCCGGGCCCAGTTGGCCCATTCCGCGCTGCCGCTGCCGAGATACGCCAGGTCATTGCCCGCCCACGCGCTTTTTTCCTGTCCGCTGGGCGGCTTGTTGGTGTGATGAACGATCACCGTGGCACACTGGTATTTGTGCAAGATCGGGTTGAGCCCGTTGCGCAGGAACCCGCCCACGACCTCCTGCGATTTCACGTCCCCGCCAATGTAGGCAAGAGCCGGATCCAGCCATAGGAGATCCATTCGCGCGGACGCCGCGATGGGTTCGACCACATCGCGCAGGAACGCCTCCCCGCTCAGGGTGTCGCACGTGTGAACACTCACGTTCTCCAGCGCCTGCGCCGCGTCGCTCGGGTTGAGGCAGAGCCCCCGAATCACGCCGTCGCGCATCTCCGCAAGATCCCCGTCGTCGTTCTCCGCTTGGATGAGCACGGACCGGATGTGACGCGCCGGGCGGAGCCCAAAACATTCCCGGCCAAGGGCCCAGAGGATCATGCATTGCATGGAGAGGCTGGATTTCCCGATGCCAGAAGGGCCCACCAGCAGCATCCCTCCACCCCGGCAAAGAAACCGGTCTTTGAGCAGCTCATCAGCGTTGTCCGTTGAGCGTGTGAGGCTCCCCAGAGGCCGCGTGAGCGCGGGCCCCGCAGGCTTCTTGGCGATCACCGCCCGGGCGACAATCTCCTTGGCGGTGCCGACGCCCGCCCATCCGCAGTAACCGCACCGGCAACCCCCATCCACCACGTCGAGCGGCTCGGGGTCCGGGCAGGCCGGGCAAACAAAGGTTAACGCGCCGGTGACAATATCGGGCGACGCGTAGAGACTCGCAGCGCGCCAAGCGCTGTAGAGGGTTTCTTCAAAAGGGGTGGTGGTGGACATTGGAAAAAGGGGTCGAAAAAGAAAACTTCCTGCGTGGTTTCCCGGGGCTCTGGAACATCCCAGCCCGGGGGCAAATGCGCGTCTTGCGGGGGCGTCACGGATCGCACCCCGCCGGGGAGCCGGACCAACTGGCACCGGGTCCAAGTGGCTGGATCCGCGCCCAGCCTCACGGCCTCGGTCATGAGCTCCCGGGCCTGCTCTTCGCTCTGGCAAGGCCCATACCATCCGTGCAGCGATTTCCCGCCCGAATGCACGGCCAGCCGCAGCCGTGGCCAGCCCAGCGCTTCGGCGGTGATGCCCAGATACCAATGGAGCGCCGCCTGCTCGTCGATGGAGCCAGAATCGAACTCCACCACCAGCCAGCGCCGTGGGCCGGTGTTGTCGAGTGACCGGTGAGAAAGTCGCCCGTCGAGTCCGCGTCCGCTGGTGCCGGTCATGGGGCTTGGGACCACCAGCCCGCAACCGGCGGCGTCTCCCCAACGCGCTCGGCTCCGGGTCCGAGCCGTGCCAGGGTGCCCTTCGGCGAGACAAAGCCATTCCGCATCGGGCAAGAGAGCGCCCAGCCATTTCACAGCGCTTTGTTGTGGCGGCGTCACCGGGCTGCGGTGGAACAAATCCACCAACCCGCCCACCCCGGGGCGTTTCATGTCCGCCACACGGGCCGCCCGATGCTCCGGATCGGCCTTTGGCCAGCGTTCCGCCGTCCGGGCCGGGGCCGGGACTTCCGGGGCGGGCGCGTGAAGGTCCGGCTGGTCCGACTTGCCGGGCGTCTGCCAAGCGATTTCTCGCGAATTGGCCACCGCGTCCCGGATCTCCCGGGGCGTCACCCGCCGGGCCGCTCCCGCCGTGGCGGCCGTCAACGCCGCCTCGATCACCGGCCCGGGCATGTGGGCATGGAGTTGGCGGGCGCAGGCGAACAGCCAGGCGTGAATCCCGGCGCCCGCCGTTGGCGGAGATGCCAGCTTGTCCACCAGCCATTGCGGCAGGCTCATGACGCCACCCCCGCCAAGATGTCCTCGATATGCACCCCGGCCTGTTCCCGGTAGCCGCGCCGGATCACCGGAGCCAGCACGGGGAGGAACCCCTCGAACGCATCCGCCCCCGACTGCGAGCCGAAAACGAACACCATGCGACTGCTCCGCCCCTCGCGCTCCCACGCAATCGCCAGGAGCGCCCCGCGCAGGTTGATCTCGAGCCCCCCGTTGCTCGGGACTTGGGACAAGATCCAATCCACCGCCGCCTTTACCCCGGGCGTTTCCGCTGAATGCTGGCTCATGATCGGCCCCCGATCCGTTGGCCGATGTAATAACCGGCCTGATCCTTGGTCATCGTCTCCGCGTTCGGGTTGCCCAGACGGCGCAGGAGAATGACCTGCTTCGGCGTGGCTAGGCCCAGATGCGCCCGGCGTCCCAGCCGCTCCAGCAGTTTGCTCGCAAAGCCCCTGGTCATGCGCTCCGTCCAGATGCCCGCTTGGGAAAGCGCCTTGAGTTGAGCCGCCGTGGGCGGCTCTTCCTCCCACGGCATGGCGGGCTCGTATTCCTCGAGATCGCTGTCATGGATGCCCACGGCCCACGCCAGAGGATCAACCAGCCCCTTGGGAGCTTTGCGGTTTTTCGCGGCCTCTTCCAACTGCGCGGCCAGCGCCGTCTCAACGTCGAGTTTCGCCCGGGATTCCGCCTCCAGAATCTCCGCCCCAGCGTCGAGATGCGCCTGGAGCGCCTTCTTGTGCGTCGGGTTCGGTGCGGAGATGTCCGCCGGTTGGCAGAGATTGAGCTCACCACTCAACCACAGCGGATCCAGCAGCAGGCAATGGTCTTTGCCTGGGGATAGCCGCATTCCGCGCCCAACCATCTGCTGATAGAGCGCGCGGCTCTTTGTGGCACGCAGCACGCAGATACAATCCACGGTTGGCTCATCCCAGCCTTCTTGCAGGAGTTGCGGATTTACCAATGCTGATCCCGGGGGGGCTTTTGAGAACCATTCAAGCTTTTCGGCCCGGTCTTTCGACGCCCCGTCAACATGCCGAGCGTCTAACCCTTGATCACGCAAAGCGGAAGCGAATCGTTCCGAGATGTCCCGCCGAGGGAGAAAGCACACTAATTTCCGGTCCCATGCCTCAGCCGCAACGGCGCGCGCCAACTCCGTCAACTGCGGGGTAATCAAGTCGCTAGCCTGATCTATCGTGACTTCTCCCCTGTGGTTTTTCAGAGCACGGGCGTCTAACTGCACTGGCAAGCGGGTAGCTCTCAACGGGCAAAGGTGCCCCTCGCTGATTAACTGCAAAATCCCAATCTCTGCCGCCACGTTCTGGAAGAAATGCCCAAGGCTCCTCTTGTCTGACCTGTCCGGGGTAGCTGTAACCCCAAGCACCCTGGAACCAGAAAAGTGCGAAAGCACCTCCTGATACTCCTCCGACAAAATATGGTGGCACTCGTCCACAATCACCAAATCGAACGCGTCCTGAGGATATTTTGCCAATCTTCGCCGCATGCTTTGCACACTCCCTACAATCACGCCTTTCCCTGGGATTGCGCTTCGGTCGCCCTTTTCAACTGCGGCCTGAATTCCGTTTGCCCGGTGGAGCTTATCGCACGCTTGCGAAATCAACTCGGAGCGATGCGCTAAAAGCAATGTGCGCTCAGACTGCTGGGCCGCCACGTTCGAGAGCATGATGGTTTTTCCCGCTCCGCAAGCAGCCACAAGGAGCTGCTTGCTGTAGGTTTTCCAACCCTCCTCGATCGCCACTACTGCTTTGGCTTGGTAAGGTCGGAGAATCAACTCGCCCTCCTTTTTTCCCAATGCGCTCTTGCGCTCGCTGCCATTTTTGCCCGTGTTTCAAGAGAGGCTTTCCTTCCAGTCATTGAAGCTCTGTGCCGTTCTACGCGCTCGGCGGGGATTTTTCGCCCGACTTGAGCGGCCCTTATTTTAGCTCTTGTTTCTGGGGAACAGGGCCTGCCGATATTCCGCGCAATCAAAGCCGCACGGCGTTCTTCAGACATTTTGCCCATCTTCTTCCCTTTACGGGCCAAACTAATTTTAGCCCGGTGTTCGTCGGTGAACTTCACCCCCTTTCTGCTCGCGCTTGCCAGAGCGCAAAATTCAGCAGATCGCTTCTTGCCCCTTCCCGCTGCACTCAAGCGGGCTCTAGTTGCTTCACTTGGCGACCGACCATAGTTAGGCGCCAACGCCTTTCGAAGAGTGTTAAATCCCTCCAGCGACGATGAGTTTAAAAACGCGATATAGAATTCTTCGCGTTGAAGGAGCTCATCAGCCCGGCAAAATTCAAGTATTTCGAAGTCAAACGCGCTTTCTCCAAACGCCCGAAGCGCTCTGTGAAAAAGCATGGTTCCTCCCCTCTTTGCCTGGCTTTTATGGGCGGTTATCCGCTGCCTTATATTTACGCTGCTTCCAACGTAACACATTCCGGAATCCCGGTGGATTGCGCAGTAGATTCCCGCCTCCACGGCCCGCTGTTGGTAGGGTCTAAGCTCCATCTTTGGCCTCCCCCATCGCGCACTCGATCGCCGCGACCAACAGGGCGGCCGCTTCAACCAGGGACTCCAGTTTGTTGCGGCGCGGGTCATACTGCGCCCAATACATCGCAGCCCGAAAAAACTGCTCGCGGCTTCCGGCGTATGGGTGTTTGTCGAGTCGTTCGCGCGCCTGCCAGATGAGTTCGATGGCGTCGCCGGTCATTCCTCGCCCTCCTTCAGATGCTCGATGGCCGCGACCAAAAGCGCCGCCGCCCTGACAAGAGAATCGTGTTCGCTGCCAAGAGGCTGAAACTTAGCCCGAAATGGCCATAACGCGCTTGCGTATTCCTCGCTCCCCCCTTGGCGAGTCATGATGTAACAAAGCGCCGCTTTTACGCACTTCTCTTTGCCCCCGTAGTGCGCCCAACTGCAAAGCAGTTCGCGCTGCCGCTTAATGGCTCCGATGGCGTCGCCGCTCATAGATTCCCCCCTCTCAAATCGCGCACCCACGCCGCCGCGTCGGGCACGTCGGCCCACGCTTTCGCCCCCTCAGCCTGGAGTTCCCGAAGCTCCTCGGGATCGTAGGCGGGCGGCAGGTTTTCCACCAGAACCCTGGCGTCGATGTGGAACGGGTTTCCGTCAACCTTCAAAGCCCACCAACCATCGGGCAAAACTGAATCGTTCACCGGTCGCCACGTCTTCGCCGAGTCCGGGCGCAGCTTTTCAACCTGCGGCATGATCTCTCTAAGCTCCCACAACACAGGCTTCCAGCCCTTCGGCACTTTGATGACCACGTTATCCACCTGCACCCGGTGAACCGTCACGTTGAGCAGATCGAATTCCTCGCTCATTCCTCACCCTCCTCCAAGATGGCAAGACGCTCATAAGCGGATGCCGTCGCATCCTTGATCCGGCGAATGTCATCGGTGATGATCTGCTCAAACTTTTGGCCAAGTGGCCTGGTCACTCCCATTTCTACCACTTGCCGGACAAGGCATTCGCTGGCGTATTCAAGGCCAGCATCAAGGGCGTCAAGGAGCGCGTACAATTCCTTCTTTTCTGCGTTTTTCTTGGCACTCATTCTTGGCCCTCCTTCCTGTAAACCCCGTCCTTGCCCTGCTGATAACCGCCCTTTTCAAGAGCGCCCTCGATCGTCTTTCGCACTTTGGCGAACGGTGCCGCCGTCGCAGGGTCTGGGAAAAAACCCGTGCCGGGGCCGTTTTTCAGAACCGCGCCATCCAGCCGAAGCGTTGCCTGCCTGGGATCGGCCAGCGCGTGTTTCTCTTTCACGCTTGTCCGGGTGGCGAAACTAAACGCGGTCTCCACCGTGTTGGCGTCCAGGTTAAGCACCCCCCTCAGCGTCACCGCAAATTTGACGGGCTCCTCGGAATCCGTGCCGTTTTCGGACGCCTTCGCGATAGCCCGCAGGATCTCTTCCTCCTGCGCCCCGATGGCGTCGGCAAGATCGGCCTGCATATGCTGGGCCAGTTGGTTGAGTAAGTAGTTCTTTGACATTTTAAGAGTTGGGTTTGAAAGAGTCCCCGCGTCCAAGCCGGTCGGCTCGAAAGGCGCGCTTCACAGCTCAGGGAGCACGCGCCCGGCATTTTGCCCGCGAGGATAAGTGGTTTAGGGGTTTTCGTCCTTCGCGATCCGGCGTTTCACGCCCTCGCGGATGCGCTCGATGAAGCGTTTTTCGGTGGGAGTCCGCATCCCGCGTTCGTCCATGAACGACCCGAGAGTTTTGGCGAAGTCCCGCATGTCCTCTCGTGTCGGCACATCGCCCGAAGCCCGGCGTTTCTTGCGGCGTTTCATGCTCTTCGCCAGTATCCCTCTGTGAGCTTGAGCAGCAGCTCAAGCGCGCGCTGGTTGAGGTAGAGCTGAGAGCTGGTCATGGATTGGATATGGCTGGCGGCGTCCACCACCTGCTTTTCCATGTCCATCATCGGCCCGGCAATCGCCTCGCGGAGCTCTTGGAGAGCGGAAACGGCCTCGGCCTTCCCGTTAATCGCATTCACCGTGATTCGGTCGTCCAGCAGCGTCAGGACCTTGTTCATAGGCCCTCCTTTCGCGTGGCGATCGCCAGCAAAAGGGCAGCAGTGCCACCGAGGAACAAGAGCCCGATCGCCCAGCGGCGCGCCCGGCCAGGGGCCCGCTGATTACTCAGCCAAAGGGGTGTTTTGATGTTGAGAGAATTCATTCAGGTAAGATGGTGATTTCTATGCGTGGGAATTTGGTGACTCGCGTGAACGTGGGCCGCTCGGGCCACAGGTCTTTGTCGTTTTCGACGATCCCGGCGTCTGCCAGGCCGTCGATGTAGCTCTTGAGGCTGGCGAGCAGGTTGTCCGGGTCCGGCTGCCGGTTCTTCGGGCCAAGGAACACCGCAGGTTGCAGTGTGGCCCTCCCCCAGCGGGGCGCCGGGCGCCCGTCGAGCACCCGCAACGCCTCTACTCGGGCCGCCCCCCGGGCTGCCTTGACCATGCGTGCCTTGATCGCCCAGTGGCTCCGGGCATTCGGCGAAAGACGCCGATCCGGGAGAGGCAACTGGAACGTGAGCGCCTCAAAAAGGGCAGGGCTCATCGAAAAGGTAGGCGGCAATTTTGTTGTTCTTGTTGCCGTTGTGTTCCTCGACTTTGAGAGTGGCCCGGAACTCCCAGCCAATCATCTCTTCGCAGTCCAAAGCGAAGTCATGCCCGGGCCCGGGATGTTTCCCGCAGGCCGCAAGAAACTGGTCGATGCGGTAAAGGCTCTTCTCCGTGAAAGTGAGATACTCGTAGAGCGACACGCCGAGCGTCCCGTCTTCGTTGACCACCCGCAGCTTGAGCTTGATTTGATCGTTGCCGCTCTTCGATGTCTCCTCGCTGGCGTCCATGACGTTGAGCGTGTAGTCGCCCGGCGGAACGTGGAATTGAGCCGCTTCTGGCGCCTTGGTTGTGTATGTTAAAGCCATGTCGTTTGTGTGTTGTTTGTTTTCGGTTTTGGCGCGCGTCTCTCCGCGCGGTCACGCCTGATTGCCCGGCGTTCGGCGGTTGATTTATTTGCCCGCTTTGGGCTTCCGAATGGTGATGTAGGCCGATCCCGGGCTTTCCATCACCGCATCCTCCGGGAAAGGTTTCCCGGGGAGTTTCCTCTGCCAAATCTCGCGTAGTTTCGACTCGCTCATGGGGCCGTATGCCGCCAGCACATCGGCCACCCCGAGCGCGGACAGGTTGAGCTCCACCACACGCTCCGGCACCTTGCGGCTCCCGCGTTTGGGCGTCAGCGTCACCCCGGCCACCTTCTCACCCTGGATCAGCCGCGACTTGAGAATCCCGCGCGCCTCATCCGCGAACTCCTCGACGATCCCGGCCCGGGTGACAAACTCCCGCAGCAGCTCGCTTGGGAGCGATTCCAGGAGCGCCTTCTCCCCGATCTCCACCAGCCCCAGCGACTCCCGCCGGGGCGCGCAGGTGAACCGGTTCGCGCACCACCCGCAATACTCGTTGACCGTGGGCGGCTCACCCGAGAGACCCTTGGCAATGGCGTTGCGGACGGTCGCCTCGGCAGATTCCCTCGTGAACCGAAGCGTCTCGACCTCGCGCAAGTCGCAGTAGAGCAGGTAAACCGCCCATTCGTCGGCAAAAGCCCGCTCCATGTAGCCCAGCGCATAAGCGGCCTGTTGCTCCAGGTAGTTGCGTTTCTGTCCGCTCTTGAGGTCGGCGGACCAAAGGAGCTCTTCACAAAGCAGATCCCCCGTGCCGGGCATTCCCAGTGTCCAGATCTTCAGCGCCTCCTCGTCCGCCTCCAAAGGGCTGCCGTTGGCCAGCGCCCGCGCCGTGTCCACCGCCCACTGGACCGCCTCAAGCTCCAGCGGATCCAGTGCGCCAGCAGCCTTCCACCCGCCCGCAATGGCGTCACGAAAAACAACGTCCAGGCGGGTGCCACGTTCCGCAGCCGCCCCAGCGGGCGCGCTTCTGAACTGACCGCACAAGGCCAGCTTTGGGAGGATGGACGGCCGCAAAAAACCGGTGCTCATCGGGATTCCTCCCGTTCCGAGCGGCGCCCTTCGAGAAATCCCTCCGCCGCTCCGACCCTTTCCCCGGCGGCGAACCCGCTCCGATAGGACGCAATCGCCAGCCAGAGGGATGCCGCAACCAGCAGCGCCCATGAGACAATGCCAACCGCAATCATGCTGCCACCTCCTCAACCTTCGCGGGCGCCGCAACCTTGAGGAACCCGGCAGGGTTCTTGGCGACCCGGGCCGCGTAGGCCTCGGAAACGTCCCGCCATGTCTGGCCGGGCTGGATTTGTTTCTGTCGGGTCAGATAGGCATTCACCGCGTCCTCATGCGGCGCGCAAACCCGCTCAAGCTCAGCGTTAACGACTTTGGGGGCCGGGTTCTCAACGCCCGGGATCTCGTCGTCAGTGTCCGCCGCCGGCGCCGGGATCTCCTCGGGATGCCCCTGGGGCGTCACCCGGTCCGCGTAACGCGGCGCAGGCGCTGCCTTAGGCGCAGCCTCTGGAATTCCCCACGGAGCCGACGCCGCGCGAAACGCCCGCTCGATCGTCGCAATGTCCCATTTCTCCACCTCGGCGAGTCCGTGGCGGTTCTTTGCGTCCCAAGCCGCAGCGCGGGTGCAGTGCATGAGCCGTTCCCTCCCGCCGACTCCCTGGAGCTTCCCGCCGTCACGCTCGCGGATCTGGGTTTTCCAGTTCCCGAAAATCAAGGCGTCCGCCCACTCCTTAATGAGCGGGGCGACGTGTTTGGTCAGCTTGAGCTCGTAGCGGTCATAAGCGCCCTCACCGTCGGGCGGCTCGAACTTGGTGACCTTGCTGTGAGCGAGCAACACAACGGTGATACCGGCGGAGATGACCGCATCCAGCCGCGAAAGCAGGATGGTCACCCGTTCCTTCAAGAGCGTGTAGCCCTTGCCGTAGCCGAAATCTTCCACCCCTTTGATTTTGGGAGAGTTGGCGTCGGCCACGATGGCGTCCAATGCCATGGACTCCAGCCAATCGACGGTATCGACTACCAAAGTCCCGCAGGGGCGGGCCTTCACAATTTCCGCCAGAGCGGCTTCAACTGCCCGTAGGTCGGGCAAATCTGACCTTTCGATGCGGTCAACGTCGAGCTGGGCGGTTGAGCCCTCGACATCGAGGAACAGCGGCGCCGGGAACCGGCTGGCAATGGTCGATTTCCCGAACCCCTCGGGAGCGTAGATGACGATCTTTTGTGCCCGGCCCTTTTTGCCGGAGCTGATTTTGCTGAGTATTGACATGGTGGTGGTGGTGGTTGGTTGGTGGTTTTGCTGGCCGACTGGTCAGCGGAGAAAAGCGGCGAGGAGATCCTCGCGGAATCGCCAGGAGTGCCCGATCTTCCGGGCCCCGGGGAGTTGCCCGGCCCGGGCGAGGCGGCGGGTGTGATACTCGGAGAACCCGAGCACCTCGGCGGCCTCCGAAAGAGTCAACATGCGGGTGAGCGTAGCCCGGCTCATTTGGCCACCCCCTCAACGGTGCGGCGGGATGCGGTGGCGAGCGTCGCAAGGCCCAGCTCCACGCAGAGCCGAGCGATGTCTTGCGCGGGGATGCCGGACCGTTCGGAGGCCTTGCGAATCTTCGCGAGCTGCCGCCCATGCGCCGGGAGTGTCACCGGCTTGGAGTGCGTTCGTGTCATGCGCTGGTCTATACGCGCTGTATAGATTTCGCGGCAAGCAATTTGTTTCTAAAAAGTGTTTCTTGTTTCTTTTTGCGCTATCTTGCGCAGATGAAAACCCAACCACGGCCCCGCAAAAAGACGGACCCGAGCCCAGGCGGGAAGCCCATTCCGATCCTGCTGCCCGAGAGCCTTTTGCAGCGCATGGACGCTGTGGCCGAGCAGATGGACATGAGCCGCGCCAACATCATGCGCCTCTCCATGAAGATCGGCCTAGAGCAGCTCAGTCGCGTGGACTACGACATTGCCCGCCTCGTGGTGGACGCGAACAACCAGCCGCCCGTACTTTGATCGACGGAGGAGGATTCGCCGCAAACGCAGCCAGGATCCGCTCAGCGAGCGCTGCGGGCTCCATGCCGAAGCTGCGCGCCACGGCGGAGAATTCAGGGGAAAGCGGAATGCAGACGGGGGGGCGGTGCATGTGCGCAAATGAACACAACCCAAAACAAACCTCAACCAAAAGCCGCGCTGTCGTCGCCGGTCGTTGCATGGGCCAAAAACTTAAGGCCAATAACTAACCCCCTAAAGGGGGGTTATTGGCCTTTTTGGCCTAGCAGGGTCAATAACCCTTCTTGGCCTTATTGGCCTTTCTGGCCTTGGCCTCAAATCGCCAAGATTTCGCAGGCCACCGGGCGGCAATCGCCCCCCGGGCAGCCTTGAAAAATCCCCCGCGTCCATGCACTTTGCTCCCAAATGAAGACCCTTGACCTTGTGATGCAGTTTATCGGCTTCTTGATCATCGCCTCCTTTCTTGTCCCGGGTGTCCTTGCCGCCATCGGGCTCGTCCGGACGCTGATTTCGTGGGTGTTTTAACGCTGGGTGACCGCGCCACGGCTGCCCGTGGATGCCTCAAAAACATGGCAGCAAACTGGCAACAAAGCCGCTCTTCAGAGTAAAATGTTCGTTTCGTAAACAGCAGGTCACGGGTTCAAATCCCGTCACTGGCTCCAGTTAAATCACTCTGGAAACCCTGTATTTAAGCGCTTTCCCGGGCGGTTGGCGCTTCAAGCCGGGAAAAGCCCAATGTGGCATCGTGTTGCTTTTTTGGGCTGTTTGTGGCCTATTTTGTGGCAGCAAAGTGGCAACAGATCCCCATGGCTAAACCCCTCTTCTCGGTCTCGCAAACGGTGCTCAGAGGGGAACCCGTCTGGGTGGCGTCGGTTTCGCAGCGGGTCACCGGGAAACGGCATCGGCTGTTTGCCCCATCGAAGGCGGAGGTCACCCGGGCGGCAAACGAGTTTCTTGCGTCCCGGCAGCAGTTTGGGGCGGAGGGACAGATAAACGCCCAGGAACGGGCGTTGCTGGGCCGGTGGCGGGGACGGCTCACGCTGGATCAGATGGAGCACGCGCTGCGGGTGGAGGCGGAAAAACTGGCAACAAGTGGCAGCAAATCCGTCCTTGAGGCGGCGGAGCTTTGGTTGGCGGAGCAAAAACCCGGGTGGAAACCCAGGACGCTCACCGGGAACCGGCAGCAAATCGGGATCCTCTGCCGGGAACTGGGGGGCGTGGCGCTGGCGGATCTCACTCCGGACCAGATCGCCCAGCACATTCGCGCGCGCGGGGCGTCGGCCCGGAATCAGTGGGGCGTCGTCGCGGCGTTTCTGCGGTGGTGCCGGACGCCCAAGGGGTTCATGTCGGGCAACCCCATGGAGCAGCTGCGGCCGCCCGCGCGGCAAACGAAACGTAAAGAGGTATTCACTCCGGTGCAGTTGCGGGCGTTGCTGGATGCGTCCCCTGCCCCGTTCCGGCGTCTGATTGCGTTGCAGGCCCTCGCCGGGCTGCGGCACTCGGAGGCGGTGCGCGCGCAGGTGAAGGACTTGGACGTTGCCCAGGGCATTCTTTATGTGGGCGAGTTAAAGACCAGCGCCCGGGGGCTCCGGGAACGTTATGTGACGCTCCCGCCGTCGGCGCTGGCGTGGTTGCGGGAGTCCGGGCTCGGGAAAAGCGGGCGGATTGTGGGGGCCAATGAGAGGAACACGCGCCGTTGGCTGGAGGATGCCAAGGCGGTGGTCGGGGACTGGCCCCACAACGTGCTCAGGCGGTCGTTTGGGTCGCATCATCTCGCGGCGTTTCAGGACGCGGCACGCACGGCGGCGTTGATGGGGCACACCAGCGCCGAAACCACTTACTCGAAGTATTACCGGGCCATTCCGCAGCCCGTGGGGTCGGCGTGGTTTGATGTGTTCCCAAAAAGCGAAAAGCCCCGGTGACTTTCACCGAGGCCAGCGCCGACCGGGTTCTCCCGATCCATTTAGAGACGACCCTACACCGTCGGAATGCGGATGAATGAGCCGCAAAAGGAGAGGCTGCGCCGCTTGACGTAGCACCCATCTCCCTCGCGCGAGCCGTCCTCGTTGGTGTTGCCCTCGATTGTGCAAACACTTCTCCCGTTTAAGCCCGCGAACCCGGCGACGATGCCGATGTGTGAGAGCCGCGGGAGAAAAATTACGATGTCGCCCCGCTCCGGCATGTAGGTTGCGGACGTGTTGGAAAAGATAATGCATCCCGCAGCGCGCGCCCAGGGCAGCCAATCGCGCACGGCGGCAAACCTCGGCGGCACGCGGAGGCGGATCTCAGCGCTTTGCCGGTCGGCTTCCTGGACGCAGTAGGAGGCGAAAGCGGAACACCACGGCTCGCGGTTTTTGCCGCCGTCCGGGTAGTTCGTCGCGGCCCAAAACGTGTCGATCCCCGCGAAACGGTTGGGCGTGGTTTCCCTCAGGCCGATGTGTTTCGCGGCAACGTCGGCGATGATCGCGCGCGGGTTGCTCATACCACGGCCCCGAGTTTGGCTTCGCGCGTCGATTGGTTTGCCCAGGCGACCCCGCCCGCGATGCGGAGGGTCCGATAAACGGCGGCGATTTTCCACCGGGGGGCGCCGACGGCCTCCATTTGTTCGGCCATCACCGCATCACACTGTTGGCGGGTGAGCACACGCCCGGGGATCTCCCCGCGCATCGCATAAAGGAAGTCGTGCGCGAACGCCGGGTAAAGAATGTCCGGGTCTGAGTTGTCGAGCAGCGCCCACACAGGCCGGGGAACGCTGGCCCCGTCGGTGAGAAACCCGTCGGGGATAACGTGCCGCCCGGCGATTGCCGAATGGCAGGTGAGATCCCGCTGAAACTCGCCCCACCAGCGGAGGGGCAAGCCACGGGCTAGGATCTCCGCCCTGGGCAACTCGCGAACGATGGCGCTGGACTGGAATCCGATCATTTTATCCGCCGCAGATGCGGCATGGTTGACATTCGCTCGATGTGCCGAGGCGTCCCCGGCAGTTCTTGAAATAACGGCAGGCTTCGTTGTGACGGACCCCGCTGGATGAAATCCAATGGGTTCCAGTGGCTTCGCGGTAACACAGGCGGACGGTGCGGGACACGGGCAGCACCAGGGCGGCCGCCGCGAGCCACGGCACCCAGGCTTTCATCCCAGTTTTTGGAGCACTTTCTCCATGACGTGCTTCGTTTCGCTCACCACATCGGCCATTCGTTCGGCGAGCTCCCGGTATTGCGAGGCGTGTTGGTCCTGTTTCGCCTCCAGCGCCGAGATCCGTTCATCGCGCTGCCGGCCGATGTCGAGCCGCTCTTTGTCGCGTTTCTCGTCCCGTTTCCAGAGCGCCAGCACCGCCGCCGCCAAAAGCACGGTCGGACCCGCTTCGGAGAGCAGTTGTGTGAACTCCGGGTTGGTGGGCATCAGAGGGTGATTGTGATCTCCGAGAACGGGAGCGGATACGGTTTGGGTTCGGCGTCGAGGAGCTTGCGAAACTCGGCAATGAAACGCCCCTGCGCCTCCTCGAATGTGAGCGGGGCCAGCTCCACAATGGGCAGCGAAACGCTGCGTGTTTTGCCGTCAACCGTGCCCGTGATGGTCCGCAGCCCATAGGCGTCGATTGCAGTCAGGTTGGTGATAATTAGGTTTGGCATAGGGTTGGGAATTAAATTGGAGGAAAAACAGCCGGGAACCACGTCGGGTCAAATGGCTCGACTGAATGGAACACAACGCCGTCGAGAAACGCAGCGCCCGGGCTAGGGAACACCCAACGTCCGTCGATCCGTTGTCGAGGTGTGGCCCAGGAGGTCGTGAAACCGTTCTCGGTGTCTTTTACCCGCGACGCTGCGTTGACGCCGAAGATCGGGAATCGGCGGTTTGCAACCTCGTATTGCGTCAGCTCCTCTTCGGTCAAGGCGTCCTGCGGAATGACCTGTCCGGTTGTCACGTCGAGCAAATCAGGCGACTCGATCACAGCGACCATTTTGGCGTATATTGTTTCTGCCGCCGTTTGCGCGGCGGACTCGGTAATGAAAACAAGGTAGTCCATGTCTATACGGTAGGAGGGGTGTTTTTAAATGGGTGGGCGACGGGCAGATTGGCTTCAAGGCCCCATTTCCAGGCCAGATAGCCCTCGGCTTTCTGTCGGTCGGTGATGGACAGCGTTGCGTTCACGGCGATCACCTCACCGATCGGGCCACGCCACGTTCGACCCGTGGTGACCTGATTGAACCCGATGCCCCACGTTTGGGTCACCGTGTTCGGACCCTGAAACCGCAACAGGGTTGCGGGCATCGGCAGGGCCGTAGTCGAGGTCGTCTCCGCCCCGTTGCGGTAAGGAAGCGCTGCCCAAGTGAGGGACTGGAACCAGTCGGCCGTGCCAGCCGAACCCATACCTGCCCGTTCGAAACCGGCTTGCTGTGGACCCGAGAGAAGTGTGGGATACTGCGTCGGCGGGAACAGGGCCGTCGAACCGTCCTCATAGGCACACACCAACAGCCACTCGCGGGCGGCAAGGCTGGGCGTCAGCATCCCGACCAAGTTGTAGCCCGTGGTCTCCGTTGCACTGACCGACGGCCTGCCGCCGAGCACCGCCGTAGAAGCGATGTACTCGGGCTGGTTCGCGGCGGTCGCCTGCGTCGCATGACGGTTGTTCCCGCTCTTGTCACTCCACTGACTGACGTTTGAGCCATTCAGCGTGATCGTGCTGGCGTCGTCCGCGTCGAGCCACAGCGCCAGAGACGAGCCCAGAGCGGCGGGCGTCCACGCGGACGGAGCTGGCGGCAAGACATCCGACAGCCGACGGTTCCGGATGGAGCTGAGGCGTGTGGCTCGGAGTTGCATTAGACGAGCTCGGAAATCCGCACCGACCCGGCAGTTGTTTCCTGCAAAACGGAAATGGTCGTGCTAGCGGGAACGCTGAAATCCAGGCGCTCGCCCGCCGCGATGTAGTGGCTCGACGTGGTTGCTGTTCCCGCCAGCGAATACCAAGTCCCCGTCGTGGCGAGCATCGACACGCGGCAACAAGTCGCGGTCAAAACGATGTTCGCCGCAGTGCCGGAAGTGGCCTGAACGCGCGGAACACCCAGCGCAGCAAGCATTTCTAATCCGCCGTTTGTTGTCGTCAGGAGGTCTCTGGGTGTCGCGGTGCTGTCCCGGCCGGACATGACATTGTAGGAGCGTGGTGCGGGCATGGCGCTTAATAGTTGTTGGGTGCTGCGTCTGTGGTTGGCAGGTTTAAAGGGTGGATCATTCGCCAACCCCAAACATTGAGGCGGTCATGGAGACTGTTACAGCCGACGTGTTGGTGATAACGATGTTTCCGGATGACCAAGTGACGGTAAACGGCGTGGTATTTCCTGCGCTGCCCACGTTTGTGGCGAGCTGCGTGGCCGCAAATCCGTCTCCATTAAACCCAGCGACTTGATATGTAGTGCTGGTCCGGTTGTTAGCCGAGCTTTGAAACGAAACAACGGTCAACACCCATGTTCCGAATGCCATTGGAACGGTAAGCGTTCCGCCCGCAGCCAGCGCCAAATTTTGCCTTGATCGGATTTTTGCAAACCCGAGTGCTTGAGAGTTTGCGGTTAGATTGATTGCTCCGCTTGAGGTGAGATCCCCGTAATCGCTGAATGTTTGGCCACTGTTGTTACGGCAACCAATCAAAGAAACTTTTGCGACGTTTGTGATCGAAGCGGGTTCTGCGCTGTCAAAGTCGCAAAACTCAAACTTAAATAGCGGAGGCGACCCAGAACCAGCTTTGGGGGTGATGCTTGGACTAAGGATTGCCGATGAGACGGGCTGGAATTTGCAGCCGATGAACGACATCCCGTTCCAGTAGCCGCCAGCCACCACATAAGCAGCGCCGGTGTCGAAATAACAACCTGTCCAAACGACGCCCCGCGTAGCGTTGCCTAGTGCCGTTGAATTAATGGTGATCCCGGTTGCAGAGTTAGGGTAAACGTGGCACCCGTCAAAAGTAATGACGTTGAAGCCCGCCCCCGACAGTTCAACCCCTCCAAAAAATCCGCAGTTTTGAAACCCTGCGTCTTGGCAGGCAATCTGAACAAGCCCGCTTGATACATAGAGATCGCTGGCGCCCAATTTCCCGCCGCTTCCGTTCATCAAAACAGCGTAGTTTCCAGGGGTCACTCCCCTCGACCATAACCCGCTAATTTTCGAATCGTGGCACTGGTCAAGGTTAAACGAGGTTACAGAGCACCCCTCGACAAAAATGTTCTGGAAGATATTAGGGTTGGATGGGGCGAGAATTGGATTTCCGCTCGATCCACCAACCCAAGCAAAATCAATGCCTTTTGTTGCAACACCGTCTCCGTTGACGCCAAAATCCCGGTAAGAGACTCCCGCCGTGTTTCTGGCCGTGATGACGTATTGGTTCGAGCCGTAAGCCCCTGGACGAGCCTTGAACACTGACGAAACGCGCCCGTCTCCAAACAAAGAGACCAGAGCGGGCCACTGGTTGTTTGCCGGGGTGGCGTTGCCCGTTCCGTTAAAATTCAAAGGGCCGACGGAGTAGACTCCCGCAGGGACGTAAAGCGCCTTGCCGGTGGAGATACAAAAGTCGATCGCCGCCTGAATTGCCGTTGTGTCGAGCGCCACACCGTCGCCAATCGCACCGAAATCTTTGACGTTCACAACGTCGGCGAAACGGTCGGAGAGAAACCGGGCCTGGGGGCTGCCGGTGGCCACCACCGGGCCGGTCGCCAGTGAGGGCAACGGCTGCCAAGAGGGCGGGTGATTGACAGTGGTCGAGAGAACGAATTGTTCCGACCCGGTGGGGCTCTGGAGCGGCGAAAGCGGCGTGGCTTCGGTGCCCCGGATGCAATTGGTAATCCGGCGCTCCAACTGCTGCGTAATGGTCGTGAGTTTGTCCAGGGCCCGCTCGTGGCTCGCTGCGGGAAATGCGTCGTTTTCCTCGTAGCTCGTGGCCTGGGTGAACGGAACTTCGCGGTAGATGGTGAGCGTGCTGGTCGCTGGCACCGCCACGGCGGTGCGGACGGTGCCGCCGTTTTCGTTCCCTGCGCCGGTGTGGTTGGTGAGTGTGACAACCGTTTCAACGCCCGCCGCCGTTTTTGCGATGGCGTTGAGGTGGGCGTTTTCCTCGAAATAGAAAGGGACGGCGTAGGCCGTCACCAGTGAGTTGTTCCCAGCGTAAACGATGCGTGATGTGGATGAGGAAACGCTCACGCTTCCTCGTTCTGTCACCGCGAAGTGAAATGTCTTTCTATTTTTTGTCCGAATTTTCGCCGCTTACATTCTCAAGCAATTTGGCCGCGTCGGTGGCTGTGTTGGTGAGCGCCGCGAGGGCCGCCGCGTTGTCGGAAACGAGCCCCATGGCGGAGAGGATGGTGTTCACCGCTTGAAGCGTCTGTGCCGGGGTTTGGTCATCGGTCGCAAGGCTTTCAAGCGCTCGCAGTGCGCGCCCGCCCTTGGCAAACAGCGTGCCGCCGTCGCCGGTGACAAGGCTGAATCCGGGGATGCCGTTGAGCGGCCCCGTCACTGCGGCGAGCGTCAACCGTTTGGCGCTCCATTTCTCTTCGTCGTCGTCGCCTTTCATCTCGCGCCAAAGATTTTTGAGGATCTGCGTGAAGAGACCGCCCACGATGAACGTGAGCGCTCCGGTCTTGGCCGCGCGCGCAACGTCGCCGCTTCCCAGCGCCCACGCGGTGAGCGCGATCTTTTGCCGTGCCTCGCTCGCGAACGACCACCCGAGCCGGGTCATGGGATGCGTGGCGGTGAGCTCCGCCAAGGAGCGGTTTGCGCCCCGGGTGGGTTGCGCGACGGCCTCGGTATCGCGAGCGGCTTCGGCGTGTGCGAACGCGTCGGCCTCGGCGCCGGTCAATCCCAAGTCGGCGGCTGTCCCCCGGTGGTAGTCGAGCAAGATCGCGTAAGTGCCCGCGGTGAACAGGGCGTCGGCCCCGCTGATGAGTCGGCCTGCCTGACGGGCGGCGTATTTGATGGCGTTGGGGCTGCCCGCTGCGCCCAGTGATTGCATGGCCTGCTGGACGATGGCGGGAGCTTGGGTCACGCGCCGCTTGATGAACTCGCTTTGCATCGCGTCGCCCCAGCCCAGATTCCCCGAGAGCAGTTTGGAAAGCCGGAGCACGTAAGATCCCACGGGCATCTTGACTGCTGCGGCGGCAAGCTGGGTTGACTGGACCATGAGAGTGGACACGCGGCCAAAAAGCGCCATCTGCGATGCGCGCCCCAGCGTGCGGCCCATGGCTTTGCCCACCTCCAGCCCGGCGGCGGCGTCGCGCACTCCGCCCTGGGCGAAGTAATCCAGCCAGCTACGGAGCACAGCGGCCCCTTCCGGCCCCGCCTTGGCTTTGACGGCGTTGGCAACATCGCGGTGGGCGAGCGTGGACTGCATCTCCAGCGCCACATCGTAATAAGCGGCCCAATGGGCCATCATCTTTTTGTGGGCGAGGAACACCCCCAAGGCGTCCTTAAAATCAGGCTCCGCCACGGCTGTGAGGGACCGCGTGCGCAGTGAGCCCGGGGTGAGGATCGAGCCGGTGACCATGTTGCCGGAGATGGGGTCCACCACTTCGCCGCCCTTGGTCTGCTGGGGCGTGAGAGAGAGCGGCGAATAGTTCTCGTGTTTGGGCAACGGCAACCCGTGGCGCTGCTGGTAGAGCGCGCTCAGGGGCGCGTGTTCGGCATCGTATTGCGCGCGCAACCAGCCCAACACCTTGAGCGCCTCGGGGGAAAGCGCCTGGGTGAGATCGTCCACAAAGGCCTGATCGTAATTCCACGGGCCAGCCGGTCGTCCGTTTTCGTCGAGCGGCCCGGTCATGTGGCGGCGTCCGTCCTCCTGACTCCACATGAGCACGGCGGTGAGGGCCTCGAGCTCCGAGAATTTCCCGGCTTTGGTGTCGATGGACTTTTGCGCGAGCCTGTAACGGAGCTGCTCGCCTTTGAGCTCGCCCCCGGCCAGCTGGGTGAACAGGTCGTTGATCTCGCGGCTGATGTTCTCGATGGTGTCCTCGCGTTGGTTGGATGCGGCGCGTTCCCGCTGCAAAAACTCGTTGGCGGTCGTAGATTTCTCGCCAAACACGTAGTTCAAGACCTCGGTGAATGAGGACAGGTTGAGGAGCATCGAGCGGCTTTTGCCCACGATAGACGCCGCTGCGGCTTCGGCGGCCACGCGTTCGGCGCGGACCCCGGTTTTCCCGGTCTCCTGCACCAGCGCCGCCCGGGCGATCTTGCGGTTTTCCTGAATCTGGAGTTGCTGGAATTTCCAACGGGCCCAGCCTTCGCTCCCCACAAGTTTTACGGCGGCAATCGCGGAGACGAGCCGGGCGGAGTCGGCGTTTTTGATGTCACCCAAGAGCGGCAACATGTCGCGGATGCGGCCGTATTTGATGGCGTCCTCGGGGGTGGTGTCGGGATTGGTGGCGAGGTTGTCGAATTCGGCGACTTTGGCGGCGATTTGCGCGGCGTCCAGAGTCATCGCGGCCTCGGCGGTGTCGAGGATCTGCTGGGCTTCGGCGCCCACTTTGCCCTTGGGTTTTTTGCCCGCCTCGCGTTTGGGCCGGTAAGACTCCAACACGCGATCCAGCTGGCCCCGGTATTCTTTGCGGAGGGTCTTCTCAAGCTCGCGCTCTAGGCGTTCGAGGCGTTCTTTGAAGAACCCGGCCCGGCCCCGGTCGGTCTTGATCTCGGCGAGCTGGACGAACCCGCCCACTTTGCCCCGGACTTCGGCGGGGAACGCGGAGAGGATGGCGTTGTATTCGGCCAGCGACTGAATGAGCCGGGTGCGTGTCTGGGTTTGGCCGGTGGTTTGGGCCAGCGCTGCGGCCAAGGCGCGATCGGCGGCGGCCCGTTTGGATGCGAACCCGAGCCGGACGCCGTTCTTGGCCTGTGTGGTGGTGGCGGCCTGCGTGGCGGCGGCTTCCTCGGCGTCGAGCTGCGCCAGGGTGGTGGCGTGGGTGTCCTTCGCGGCTTGGATCTGCTCGGCGTTGGGCCGGGTGTCCTTGGGGGCGGCTTCGGCCTCGGTGCGGATCTGGGCGACCAGGGCGGAGAGCTTGCGCTTGGCGTTCTCGTAGATGGTGATGCGCGCCGTGGGGTTGCGCTTGAGGGCGTCCATCTGCGCGGCGAGTTGCTCGGCGTAGGCGGCGGGGCGGAGGGAATACCGGATGTCTGGTGATTCAGTGTTGAACCGCTGCGAAAGCGGGATCACGTTGCCGGACTCGTCGCGAACGACTGGATCGGCGAGTTTTATTTGTTCGGGATTCTTAACGACCGCTATTCCCGGCGTGAGAACGTAATCCGCATCACTTTGCTTAAACGCCTCGCCGCCTCTTGAAAGCAATTGTTCGCCCTCAAGCCGCTTGCTGAGCTTTAGGGCCACTTTTAACACTCGCCCTTTTCTCGCAAACCTTTCGGCGGTTGACTCTTCGCGTGCAAACCAAAAGCCTCTAGGGCCAAACCGATTATCTGGCATATTTGCCCCTGCTTTAAGGGGGTCAAAAATAGTGAATTGCTTGTCGGTTGTGCCGTGATACCAGGGCCCCACATCATACCCCGCCGCCTTCGCCGCCTCGTCCACCATGCGCTGCGCGGTCTCCATGTCCCCCGCCTCCACCGCTCTTAGATAATCCTGATCCTGCTCAGTCGATTGGCGGAGAGAAAAGGAGGGGCTAGCCGATGCTTCGGCGGCCTGGCCTGCCATCTCCTGAGCGGCCCGCGCCGTAGCCCGGTTTTGCTCAACGACCGAATCCACGCCCACGGCCCGGGCAAGGAACGCCTCCCAATCGGCGTCTAGCTTCCCGTCCCGCTTGAGCTTGAGCATTGCGGCCGCCCGCTGGAATGCCGCCTTGAAGAAAACCCCCATCCGCCCGAAGAACCCCTTCACGCTCGCGGGCAAGGTGTCGATCTTGCGGAGGTTGCCCATGAAGTAGTCAACGCCCATGTCCGCGACGATCTCATGGAGTTGCGTCGGGCTCATCTGGGCCGGGGCTTTGTCCCCGAGATACACGCGGGCGGCCGCTTCTGCGGCTTCCATGCTGATGGCCCCCGAGGCCAGCTCGCGCTTGAATTGGTCGTGGGTGCGCTCATGCACCACGTCCGCCGGTGTGGACCCCTGGTAGAGTTTTGAAACAGACTCATAAAGCCCGTCCCGGATTTCGCCTGTGTTGGATCCGTACACCCGGACATCCGCCGGGGATGTCCCGGCAACGTAGCCCGCAAGCTGCATCTGTTCGGCGACACTCTCGGGGCTGGCCTGGGATTCCATGTCCAAGGTCTGCTTGTTGGGCAGCACCTCCCATTTGCCCGAGCTGTCTTTGGCGGCATACCACGCCACCAGATCGCGCACGGCTTGCGCGCTCCCATCGTTCTCCCAATTCATGCGGTCGCGATGGGCCAGCTCTGCGGCTTCCTCGCTGGTGAATCTCGCGCTGACGGTGCCGTCGGGCTCGATCATGTGGATCTCGTTCCCCACCGGCTCCAAATGCGGGGCCTGCGGGTTGTTGGCAATGGCCTGTTCGGTCGCCACGCGCGCGTCTGCCGCCTTTTTCCCGGCGGCTTTGCTCTCCTCGGTGCGATCCCTCCACGCCTGACGGAATGCGGTTTCCTTCTCGGCCAAGTTGGAAATGGCGGCGATGCGTTCGGCGTCCTCCAAGATAATGCCCGCCTCCATCATGGCTTGTGGGCTGGTGAGCGCGCGCGCCACGGCCCGGCTTTCTCTGAGGCTGGAAACCCCGACGCCAAGAAGCGCCAGGGGTAACACGGCAAAGAACGTCTCCGCACGGGAACCGGTCCAGTCGCCCAGCTCTTTTTGCCAGTCCACCCCGGGAACGTCTTTGGAGAGCGCCGAGGCGGTTTCCTGCACCACCGCCGGGGTGATGTCCTGGAGCCCCTCTTGCAGGTTCTGCTCCACAACATTGGCCGCCCCTTTGATGAGGAACGAACGCCAGAAAGAGGAGGTCGGATCGGTGAGCCGGTCCACGATGCCTTTTGTCCACGGCAGTTTCCCGAGGGTGGATTGGACCTGAGCGCGCTCAAGCACGGCTTGGATGCCGCCGACAACCACGGCCATCTTATAGCTGTCCTCGCCCCGGATGTCCGGATGATCGAGTGTGAACCGTTCAAACGCCTGGTTGATGAAACTGTTGCCGACCCATACCGGCCCGGCGCCGGGGATCGCGGCGGCAACCATCCCGGGCAGCGACCCGGCAAGACCGAACGCCCCGCTTTGGAGCACATCGGGCATGTAAGTCATCACCGGCTTGATCGGGTCAAATTCGTTCTTGGCGACACGATCCATCTCCATTGAAAGACGAATCAGCGAGTCTGCCTTCTTGGCGTTGGCCAAGCGCTGGGCCCGCTCTTCTGGGGTGGCCGAACGCCACGGGGTGCCGGTGTAACTTCCGTCCGCCGACTCGATTTCACCGGGCGCGATCTTGGGCCCCAATGGGCGATCCGGATTCACCATGAAATCTCCCCCGCTCTCCAGTTCCCGGATTTCCTTTTGCGCGTCCAAGAGCGTGAACATGCGGCTGGTGTTGGTCACCCGCAGCGGGTCGAGCCCGCGCATTGCGGCAACCCCCATGTTCTTGAAAAACGCGCCGATTTGCCGAACCGCGCCCTGCGGGTCTTCCGGCTGGTTGTGCGCGGCGTAGGCACTGAGCATCTCCAGCACGGCTTTGCGTCGCTCCGGCGGGGCTTCCATGAGCCGGGTGGCGGCTTCAAACGGGAGATCCGCCCCCGCGTTGATCGCTTTCGTGCTGCGCTCCAGAGTGGATTTTGCCGCGGCGAAAAGGTCGCGGTTCTCCCGGGCGACTTCGTAGGCCTTCTGGTAGGTGTCCCGATACTGGGCGAAATCGGCGTCCTCCTGCGCGGCGTCGTAACCCTTGGCGGTCTTCGCTTTCTCTTTCCAGAGCGTGTGCGCCGAGTCGTAGACGGGGGCCCCGGCGTCGATCGCTTGGAGAAATGCGGCGCTGGTGGCGTCCCCTTTGCGGGTGGCCTCGTAGGCTGCCCGGTTGTCGCGGGCCTGGAACTTCTTTTGAATCTCGGCATAAAACCCGAGGTCATCCTTTGGCCCGTTGAAATTTTCGTTGGCGAACTGGTCGCGCAACGTCTCGTAAACCGGCGCCACCCGCTCCAGAGGCTGCTCCGTGGCGTGCGCGAGATAGGCCATGTTTGCGGACTGCGCCCGGGCCTTGTTGGCGTCGGTCACAAACGGCCCGAGCTGGGCCTGCATGTCCTTTGACCAGCGGCCCCCGAGGGTTTCCACGTCGGAGAAGAGCGGGCGCAACTGGGCCTCGCGCGCGCTGCGTTCGGTGTCGAGCCGCTTCTGGGTGGCGTCGTGCCACTCCTGAATCTGCGGCCGGATCTGGTCTTGCATGGCCGGATCCGCATGGGGAAACGCCTCGATGAGTGTGGAAGCTTGCTGGTCGTCGATCATGGGTTAGGCCTTGCGGAAGTTGACCACGGGAACGCCGTCTTTGGCGTGCAGCCCGGAGGGGGAGAAGAAGTCGAACCGGCCACGCAACGGGGGAAGCCCCAGCTTTTTGGCCTGCTCATCGGTGGCGGTGTGGTCGGAGTATTGGCGGCGAACGGTGGAACCGTCGGAAAGCTCAAGCTCCACCCAGTCGCCCCGCTTGATGCCGCTCGCCTTGAATTGCGCTTGGATGTCGGGAGAGATCGCCAGGCTGTTTTCGTCGAGCGTGTTGTTCCACCCGCCCACGCGGTTCATGGAGGCGTTGTCCTTCCACGGATCGGCTTTGTAGCCGTAGCTCGTGACTTTCCATTCCGGAGCCGGAGCGCTCGCGTCTGAAAGTGGTTTGCCTTCGAGGATCTTCTTGGCGTCCTGGAGTGTTTTGCGGACTTCCTGCGGCGGTTTGTAGGTGCTCTCGGGCGAGCTCAGAAACTTGGCCGCGGCGCTGGCCGGGGCGTCTTTGCTGAGCCGGTCCTTGAACCAGTTGTTGATTTCCACCTGCCCCCATTCGGGATGCCGCTTGAGCAAGGCTTCCCCTTCCTGCCTGATCTGGAGGGACTTCTCGTAGGCTTTTTCGTTGAGAGCCCGTTCGGCGGCGTCCTTCTCCCTGGGGCTCTTCTTCAGGCCGAACAGGGTGAAATCGCTGGTGGGTGGAACCTTTGTAGCCAATTTTGGGTTAAACTCCCCAAAAACCTGCGCCACAAGGGCTTGATCCGCCAAATCGCCGAGCACGCTCTTTGCGCTGGCGTTGACCGGCCCGGAGCGTCCCCGGCTCTTTTTCTCCAACTCCGAGAGGAGCCCGGAGCGGTAATCGCTGCGCATGGTGAGCACGTTGCTCATGATGTTGAAGCGCTCTTCGCCGGTGGTGTCCTTGGCTGGGTCATACGTCTCAATGGCCCGTTGGATGGTGTAGTATTGCTCGAAGCTCGGGGGAGCCGATGCCGTGGCGCGGTCCTCCAGCTTGGCGAAGTAGTTGGAGAGCTTCTGCTCTGCGGCGGCGTCCATGGACGGCCCAAAGAACTCCTTGGCGTCGTCCATCGTGGTGATCCGGCCCCCGTCGATCAGGTCGATGGTCTCGCCGAATTTGTCGCTGCGCAGGGCGTTGGTCTTCGCCGTGGCCCGCTCCTGGAGTCGCACCCGCTGGATCTGGGGGAGCTCGGCATATTTGTCGGGATCTTGAAGCGCTTGGCTGGCTGCCACGGGGTCGGCCTCGATGTCCGCCTGGGCTTGGTTGAACTGCACTAGCTTTTTGGCGTGCAACTTCATGCCGTCGGCTTGGGTGTCCCACAGCAACCCTTTTTTTAGCATCGCGTCCACGGTCCCGGCTGCCCCTTCGGCGTCCCCGGCGTCGATTTGCGTTTCGTAAAGCTGGGTGTGCGCCTTTGCTGACCGCTCAAAACTTTTGCTGGCCGCGAACATCGTCAGGCTATTGGTCTTCTCGCTGCCAAAGCTGACGGCATAGCGCTGGATGGCGGCTTTTGCGTCGTTGGAAAGCGATTTGTCTCCCAAAATGGCCTTGGTTTTAACGTCAAGCGACTTTTGCCACAGGGGAACGATTTCGTTCGGGTCGGAGCCGGGGGTGATCTGGCTTTGGTAGGCGGCGAAATGGTCGTTGAGCCCAGCCTGCGCGCCGATGATTGCGGCGTCGTTGTCGGCCTGCGCTTTCTGGGACGCGATGCGATCGAGCACCCCGCCCACTTGCTGGACCCCGGTTGCCAAGGATTTCATCCCGCGCGCGGCGCCGTCGAACGCGCCTTGGGCGATGCCCTCTTGGCGCATCATTCCGGCGGCTTGCATGAAGTTGACGCCCCGCCCCGCGGCTTCGCCGGTGGGCATGGCTGCGCCCTGGGGGGCGTTTGGGATCGCTGCGATGGGGATGCGGGGCATGTGGGGTTACGGTTTGATCTTTTTGCTCTTGAACGCGCCTTTGTCGTAAGCCGTGGAAAACCGGTCACCCGCCGTGGCTGCGCCGGAGAGCAACGAGCCGTAGCCTTCCATGCGGTAGCCTTGCGCGGTGGCGCGGCCTGAGGCCTCGGTGATGTTGGCTTGGCTCAGCCCGATGCGTCTGCCTGCCTCGGCTGCCCGGTAGTTGAGATCCTGCGTGTAAGCGTCATCGAGCAGCCCGGCCCGGGCGAGCTCGCCTCGGCGGGTCAATGCCCGGTTTTCAAGGTCGGCCTTGTATTGCACGTCCTGATTCTGGAGCTCGAACAGGCCCGCCGTCTCGGCAAGTTGCGCCAGCGGGGTGCCGCTCATGACCACGCCCGCCTTGGCGTAGCTGGCCCGGGTGGTGGCGAGGGCGCGCCTTTTCTCTTCCTGCTGGCGCTGAATCTGCGCTTGCGCCTCCCGGGTGCGTTGGACCGCCTCGTTGTCAATCGCCTGCGTCTGGTTCTGCTGGGTCTGGATGGCCATTTGCGCGCTGAGCGCTTGGCGCTGCTGCATCCGGGCTTGCAGCTCGGCTTGCTGGCGCTGGACGGCGGCGTTGTAGGCGCCGATCCGTTCGCTGTTCTTGGCCTGCTGCTGAGACGAGTAGTAGGACATGCCAGCCCCGGCAAGGCCGGTGACCAAAGCGCCTGCGGCCAATACACCGGCGGTGATCCCGACTTGCTGTTGTTGCTCCTCAAAAGGCTGCCACTGGGCGGAGGTGGGTTGCTCTTGGCTGTGTTTCATGAGCGGGCGAAAAGGGTAAGGTGCGTGATTCCGCTGTCGTTGTTGTGAAACCCGAATTTCTCGAAAGCCCGGATCAGGCCCGCGTTCTTGAGCGCCGCCAGGATGACGCCGTAATCGTTCTCCAGAGCGACTTCCCGGAGCGCCCCGAGCAGGTGATTGATTGCGCGCAGGCTTTCCCGCGGCGAGTTGGCCGGGTTTGTGACCGTCCATTCCAGCATCGCGACGCCCACGGAGTTGTCCATGTAAAGCCAGGCGGCGGCTTTCGGCACGTCGTCCAGCTCCACGATGCACCCGAGCTTTGGGAGCATGTCCCTAGGGACGGCGGGCCAGTCGTGTGCGGCCCACCATTCGCAGACCATGGGATAATCGGCCTCGAGCTCGATCATCCGGGCAACGTAGGGTTTAATCTCCGATGACATCATATTTGGGGATGAGTGCCAGGATCGTGAGCGGGAGCGGCTGGGTTTGCCGGATCTGGATGGTGCCCTTGTCTTCGTAAGGCCGGGCGACCATCACAGTCTTGTCCCCGGTGAACACGGGCGGGCTGCTGCCCATGGTGTCGGCGGTGTCGCGGCTGTAAATGGGATCCCACGCGCCTTCCTCCACTTCCACCTCGCCGCCGAGGCTCTTGTAGATCCGCACCACCATGCGATTGACCCGGAACTTGCGGCCCTGCGCGCTGCCGTCGGGGAGCTGGCCCGGATCCAGCGGCATGGGCTTGAGTGTGCTGGTGTAGGGCAGCCCGACCGTGACCACGCTGGCCGGGTAAGGGAGTGTGATCTGGCCCAGCGCGCTCACCGTTTGCGGCGGGACCACCGCGCCGTCAGCCAGGATGCTCACGGTTTTGCCGATGAGATGGATAAGCCCGTTCACCGGAGTGGTGGTGGAAACGCTGGTGAACGTCTTCCCGGAATCCACATAGAACCAATTGTCCTTGGTCTCCGCCTCCAGCGTCTCCCTATAGGCCGGGTCCATGCGTTCGATGTAACGGGCGGTGACCCCGTTGACGGTGCGCCGGATCGAGCACCACACCTCATCGCCGCCCGTGCCCTGCCCGTAGATCGTGGCCACGCTCTCAAAAACGCCGTCGGTCGTGTGGCGATGCCAGCCCACCACGTTTTGCCCGCGTTCGTAGGTCATCCCGGCGAGGATGCCGTCGCCGGTCACCACCCAGAGAATCGCGTCGGCCTGCGATTGGAAAGCGATCTGCGTGATCCCGCCGCTGGTGACATGATCGGCCAGCAACGTGAGATCCGCCGACACGTAACCGTCTTTCTCGAACTGGAAAACGAACTCCCGGACCTTGCGCCCCTGCCTTTGAATGAAGAGCGTGACTTCGTTTGCGAGCAGCGCCCGGCTGTATTTGCTGCCGAAATGGCTCTGGGGCCGGATGTGGATGCTGGACGGGGTGATTGCCGCGTCGGCGCTGTTGGCTGACACGATGTATTCGTAGCCGGCCGTGCCGACGCAGAGAACCTGCTGGCTCACCATCCAATTGATGGCGTTGGATTCGCTGCTGGCGATGGTGAATGCGAGCGCGCTGTCGTCGTAGGTTCCGGCGCGAAACGTCTCGAAATCGTTGATCCGGCTGCCCCAGATGGTCTGCGGCTCGGCGGTGTTACCCCCGAAGAAAAGCCGCTGCTCGTGCATCGCCACCGTGCGCGGGAATCCTCGGCGCGGGCTCCAGCTGCCTTCGGACCAAAACTCCGTGGCCGTGGCGGCGAACATGTCTTTAATGACTGTGCCGGTGACCACCGTGGGGCTGGTGTAACCCGTGACCTTCACCACGCCGTAAACGCCCGAGTCTTGCGCTTCGATGTAGGCCCGGGTGGTGGCCGCTCCCACGGACCAGTCCGTGACATTGATGCGCAACTCGCACTCGGTTGCCTCGTCTCCGCTGCTTGAAATGTTGCGGTCAGATGTGCCGCGAAAGGTGCGAATCGTCTCCCACGGGCCGCTCCCGTAACGCCGCTGGATGTTGAGTGTCGCGGTCCATGTGCCGTAGGTGCGGAAATCCCACGGGCCAATCACCCGCAGCGAACCGCTCACCCCGGTGGATGAAATCGCCCGTTCCACGTAGGCGGTAGTGCGTTTGTGGACGACCTGGTAATAACCGCCCACGTCGCCGGGATCGAACACGGCGGCGGATGCGGTGAGCGTGATCCCGCTGCCCGTGGTGGCGCTCGGGGTGATGGTCGTTGCCGTGATGTTCTCGTCGCGGAACGCGGGATAATCCCATGCCACCGGCGCCAGGGTCCAATTCGTGTCCGAGATACGGGAGAGCTTTTGCACCGGGTGACTCGGGTGCGCCAGATACATCACATCGTTGATCTGCACATACTGGACATCTTGAAGCTGCGCCTCCAGATACGGGCTTGCGACGTTCAACGGCACCCCGGGCGCGCTCTCGACCTGCACCCCGTTGCTCCAAAACCGCACGTAGAGATCCCCGAGCTCGAGGATGAAGTTTGTGGTGGTCGAAAAGTTGAACCCGATCAGGCGGCATTTTTTGTCCGCATACCGGGCGGCTCCGATGTGTTGGAACCCGGGCCGCCGGTTGACGCCCCCGTAGGGCATGATGACGAAATTTTCCAGCGTCCGGCAGGCGCTCGCGTATTTCTCCAGGTCGGGCCGGGACTCAAGCCGCGGGGAAAGTTCGCCCGCGTTGAAACTGGGGATGAGTTGAACGGGCATGTTATCCGATGTCGCTGACAAACCGGGCGTTCACCAAATCGCTCTCCACCCATGCGGCCTTGCGTTTAGGCCGGTCCTCCTTGGCGTCCTGAGCGGCGGCGAGGTTTTTGAGCATCCCCTCAAACTCTTGCATGAGCTCGGCGGCTTGGGATCGGCTGCCCGTCAGCGGGGTCACGATGTCGCTGGCGATCTTGATGGAGAGCGCCTTGATGAAAAGCGGGTCGAACAGGTTCGCGTCCTCCACACGCGCGGTGTAGAGGATGTTCGCTGTGTCCTGGTCGGTGAGAAGCTTCCCCTGCTCCACCACGTAAGGCGGGCGAATCTGCCGGTCCTCGAATGCGTTGAGCTGGAGCACCCGGAGGCAGTCCGTCGGGAGCTGGTATTGATACCCCCAGCCGAACGCGGGAGCGGCTGCGAGTTGTGAAAGGGTCGCCCGTTGGGTGGCGAAATTCCAAGCGTGGGATCGAAGCACTTCGTCCCGGCCTTGCGCGTAGAACAATTTGCAATACCGGGCGGGCTGTGTCGCGTCGTCCAGTGCCATGATGCGGATGGATCCGATCTTTCCCAGCGCCAGATTGCAGATTGTGGTTTCGTCGGAGGCCATAAAACGAGCGGGGTGCAACTCTGCGGAAAGAGCCCCCACCCGGTTGCACAGGTGGAGGCTCTGATTGTTTCAACCGCGCCCGTTAGGGAGCGATGTAGGTCAACCGGACCCGGATCAGCTTGCCGGCCGTGACGGTGCCGGAGCTGAGAGCGACTTTGGCTTTGATCACCTCGTTGCCTGCTGCGATGGCGTAAGGCGCGAGCGCGTTGGCTGCCGTGGGTGTCACTGCCGTGGTGGCCGCCGAGGTCAGCGAGATGGAGGTTGCGCTATAACGGTCGTCGTCGCCGTCGTCGCCCAGGGTGGCAAACGCGGTGCCGGTGCCGCCGCAGGCTTCCGAGGACACGCGGCACTCTTCGGGGATCAGGACGGACCCGATCGGGAGAGTGGCGATGTGCACCAGGTCATTCGCCGCCCACGCTGCCGTGGTGGTGATGAGCGCGGAAACGTGGCGTTTCTGCCCGCTGGTGAGTGCGGAGTTGTTGTTGCGGCTCGAGAGCGCTCCCGATACCGCGTTGGCTTGGATGTCGGAGTTAAATGAAGGCATGGTTCAAATGTCCTTTCGTTGGTTGTTCAGGGATTAAGCCGGGGATTGATCGCAGGCGATGCTCACGACCTTGGCTTCCTCCAACCGGGTTGCTCCCAGCCGGGCCACGCTGCGGATCTGGAGCGCGTGGTTTTGGGTCGGGAGGATGTCGGTGTAAACCTTGCGGCCTGCGTCCGTAAGAACCACGCCGCTCTTGGCGTAGGCGTAGCAGGTGCGCACGTCCGTCGAGGTGTTCAACGGCAACCGCTGGGAGCGGCGCCATTTGAAACCCATCCAGCGGTCAATCGTCCCGTCGATCAGCGCTTTGACGTTGGCGAAATCGGAGGATTTCACCTCGGCCACGTTGAGCAGGAGATCATCCAGCTGCTTTTGGCTGTAGACGAAGATCAGCTCCTCGTCTTCGTCCACGTCGTTCCGGCCAAAGAGGCTCTTGGCCTCGATGACTTTGGCCAGGGTCAGCCCGCTGTTGGCGGGAGAACCGGCGGCCACGAAGTTCACCGCCACGGCTTGAGCGGGGTTAAACGGGGTGGCTGTGACGCCGGTCGGGCCGCTGTAAGCATCGCCGCCCAGGGCGTCGATGATCACCTGGTCACAGGTGCGCATGTAGGCCATGGCGTGGTTGTTTATGAGCGGGCTCGTGGGCAGCGCGATCGTGCCGAGGAGATCGTCGTCGAACTCGTCGAGCACGTCCACGGCGTCGTAGCCCTGCTCCCGAACCCAGCGCTTTGCGGTGCCGGTGTTCTGGGCGCTGGTTTGTTCGGCGCGGCCCGTGATGAGCCGCATCGAGGTCGCGGCCATTTGGTTGTAGGATTTCTCCTTGCCGCTGATGGTGTCCAGAGTGACGAACTCTTTGAGTCGGCTCTGCTTTTGCTGAACGAGATGATTCCAATTAGTCGAGAATTCCGTCGGAAAAAAATCCGGAATTGTGGTGATTGCAGCCATGAAACATTCCTCCTGTGGAGTGTGTGAGTTTGGGTTCCAGCGGCTAGGCGAGTGTCCCGAACGGGGTCGTCGTCGTCTGGTTTTTGATTGCCGCTGGAAGGCTCGGCGAGGAGGTGTCTTCCGCTTGCGCTCTCAACCACTAGTAACCACTTTGCGCAGGCGCTAGCGGAAAATGAGAGACGCTCAAAAACGGTAAGGGCCCGACCAGCGCCAACCGCGCCGATCGAGCCCCCACCGTTGTACCACCAAGGATGTTTTACCCTCGTCGCATGAGGTCGCGCACCAACTGCACCGTCTCGGCGTCGCCGTCCTGATACTTCGCGTAAAGTGGGTTTGTCTTGTCGGTCATGATCGCGTTTGCGCGGATCTTCCCGGCCTGGAGCGACGGGGCGAAGTCACCCGTCACCAGCTTGTCCTCGCTCATCATGCCGGCGAAACGGACCAGCGCTTGAACGACCTTCGGGTCTCGCAGCCCGTCGGTGTGCGGATCCAGCCCGACCGACTGCGCCACGCGCGCGGCAAGGCTGATGTTTTTGTCGAAGTTCGCGCCCCATGCGGTCTGCAGCTCCTGCTTTCCGCGCTCGAGCTCTGCACCGAGCATCCTTCCGACTTCCTCGGCTCGCATGGCCTCCTGGGATAGCTGGAGCGCCGCAAGCTCTTTCATGGCCGCCGCTGGAATGTGATGTTTGTGCGCGATTTCAGCGTAGGCTTTGCCGGTCGCGTCGTCCCAAGTCACGCCCTCGGGGAGTTTCTCTGGCTTGAGGTTGTAGCCGTCGGCGGTCTCGGGCACGCCCACGGCCTTGCGGAACGCGGCGATTTCCTCCGGTGTGCTCTTCTCGCCTGGGATGTTCACTGCGGAGCTCTTCTTTCCGAGCAACTGCTGGAGCTCGAAATGGGACTTGGCCAGCTCGGGAAGCCCCCGGTATTTGGCCAGCGTCTGCTTGGCCGGATCCAGCTCCCCGGGGAGGCGATCAAGCCAGCCGTCCGAAAAGTTGCCATCGTCGCCCACGTATCCCCGGGGGGCTGATGTCTGCGCCGATGCGGTGGGCGGGGCCACGGGGGCCGCTGCGGTGGTCTGAGGCGCTGCGGCCCCTGAATCAATAAGGGTGTCTGACATGGTGGTTTAGTTGAGGTGGTGTTTGCGGGTTGAAAATCTGGCCGCGTATTCCTCGGGGTGATACTCCCGCAGCCATTCGACGTAGGCGGGCGTTTTGTCCCCGGCCTGCGGGTCCAACTCAGGCGCGGGCGGGATCGGCTCTGCGTCCTCGGCGGGTTTCTTGGTGGGCTTGCGCTGGCTCATGATTTCTTCACCCGGGTCTTGGGTGTCTTGATATTCCCGTCGCCCACCGTGGGCGCCGCGAGAATGGTCTCGATGTGGAGTAAAACCTGCCGTTGCCCGTCCCGGATGGCCGCGTGGATCGGGTCATACTCGCAATGCCGCCCACGTTCCTGCGGGATAAAAGCGGGCATGTGCAGCCCGAACGCTTCGCGGATGTTCTCCAGAACGAGCTTCCCGTCTTCGGTGGCGAACAGGCGCCGGAACGCGTTCCCGATCCGCTGCGCTTGCTTGGCCTTTTCGAGAAGCGCTTCGCTCATGCCATGTCTCCGAGCGCCTGACCGATTGCCGAGTCAGGCTTTATGCTGCCCGCCTTGGCTGCCGCGCTGGCCATCATCTCCGCCTGCTCCGCCTGCGCCTGGGCCTGTTGCGCCTCCATCTTGGCCTGTCGCATCTCCTGCACCTTCTCAAGCGGCAGCAGCCAATCGGCATTGACGCCGTTGTTCCGCGCCCGGTCCCGGCTGATCCGGTCCCAGTCGTAATTGTCGAGGATCTCGGGCCGGGTCTGCGCAATCAGAAGCAACATCTCCATGTCCCGGTCAAACGCCACGTTCTCAAGGCTCTTGATCGCCAGGGCAATCCGGCTGTTGTAGGTCACCCGGGGCTGAGCCAGGTAGGCCCCGCTTTCGTCCTGCACAATCACCGAGTCCGGCGGCGGCGGGAACAGACCCGCCCGGAGATGAATGGCGAACACCCGCTCAAGCAACGGATTGAAAACCTCGGTGGTCATCCGGGCGAACGTGGGTGAGAACAGATTGAGCTTTTCCCCCGAGCGCTCCGAGACTTCCCGGGCGGTCATCTGTTTGTCCGTCCGGCTGAACATCTGGAAGAGGTCCACATGGTAGGCCGCCTCGATGGCGTCCCGCTTCACTTTCGCGCGCGCCTCGCCCACGTCGTAGCGGCCAGCCGTGCCCCACTCCCGGGGGATCGCGTTGGGCATCGCCGGGTTGTAGTAGGTGATGCCGCTTGAGCGCAGGTCGATGTCGCCCTCGTGTGTGGACGGGACTAGGAACCGAGGAAACGCCGCAAGCTCAGCCAGGGCGTCCATCTGCTTTTCAAGAAAGTTGAGCTGCCGCGCCTCGGGGAGCGCCATCCAGCTCGGGCTCCACCCGTAAACCTCATTGCCCCAGGTGAGGAACCGCGACGCCATGAACGGCGCTTCGGAATAACCGGAGTTTCGCACCACATACTTGCCCTTTTTCTCCACGTAAACCGACGCAATCGGCATGTTCTCCGGGTCGCTCTTGCGCGGGTCGATCTTCTCCGGGTCACGCGGGAAAATCCCATGGATGAACGTGTGCTTTTTGTCCTGCTCCTTGGGGTCTTTGCTCTTGAGCGCTTTCTGGAGATCCGCCGAAAGATTCTCCTCACCGAACTTCATCGCGGCCTGACGCGCGCTCAACTCAAGCTCACGGAAACACGTGTCCACCTGTCCCTCGTCGTCCTCACAAATGCTGTAGCTGCCCACCGGCCAGCAAGAGAACGTCACCGGGTTTTTCTTGCCCGGCTCGCAGTAGATCACCGCCGTGCCGAATGCGCCCCGGTCGAGGTAGAACTCGTGAATGACGGAATAGAAATTCGACCGGCTGAGGGTTGCCTGGGCAATCTCCGTGCAGCGTTTGAACCACTGTTTCGCCTCGTCGTCGTCCTGAATCTCGGCGGGTGCATCGAAGTTAAACCACGTGCCCTCGTGCGGGGTCATCCAACTGAGCTTCCCGTTGGCCAAGATCTGGTTTGCGCGGATGGCTGTCCCGTCAAAAAGCTGCTGCTCGTTGCTCGTGTTTGGTTGGGATTGGCTCCGGGTGATGTTCGCCTTGCGCGGCATCACGTATTGCGCCACGTCCTGCCAGAAACCTTCCCACACAGTCCGCTCGGCGCGCAGAGCGTCACTGCGCTGGATCACATGCGCGCCCAGTTGGGAAAGGGATTCGTTCATTAGCCCAGGAGGGTTTTCTTGCCGTCGGTGGCGGGAGCGCCCGCCTTGAATCCGCCCGTCTCACCGGCCAGCAACGTGCGCGCCATGCCGTTCTGCCGCGCGGATTGACGCCGGGCATCACGCTCGGCTTGATCTATTGCAGGAGAATCCATCGCAGGAGGCGGGGG